GCAGTCTGCTCCGGACCAATGCCTTGCCCTAGGAGTTCCAGGGCCCGGGATTCCTGAGAGGTGATGGCTTGGGTCATGTTATTTCCTATTCCTGGCGAATTCCAGGATCGCTTGGACCACTGGATCCGTGTCTACTTTCTGCAGAGGGCCGTTGGCTCTATTGATTAGTTGGCTGGAATCCAGACCACGGGTAGCCAACTCTGCTTCCATCAGCATGGGAGGATACACCTTAGAGAACTCAGGGCCAAGATCGAACAGTTCCTGCACTAGCCTGGCTTCTGCTTCCCCTGCAAGGCTGTAGTAATTCTTGGTGGCAGCAGCATCTGCATTGGAGAGAGTTCTAGCATGGCTTTGCAGGGAATCTAGCCAGGCAGCAGATTCGGGAGGGGCAGTTCCCGCTTTGATCTGTTCCATCAATCCTTGCCGCAACTCTTGCACAGTTTTTTCGGCAGCCGCAAAAGCCTTTGGATCTAGGAAGAAATCATCTGGGGAGCCGCCTACTGGTAGGGAGAAATAATCCTGTGTTGCATGCTGGACTTCATGGAGCAGGGTAGAGTGGAAGTCTGGCAAGCTGTTCTGCGTGCCCATTCTGACTATCTTCTCCGCTGGGTAGTATGCCGCCGAGCCAAACTTGAATGGCGCCCCTGTCACAGGAAGATCCTTCAGCGCGGGAACTCGTGCATACAGCTCAGGATGGTATAGCAAATCTTCTAGCGCAGAGCTAGAAAACATGTCATGGCTTACGAGTGCGCTCGGCCCAGGCTTGTAGGGACCTTGATAGAGAGCCATCTCTAGCTGCTGCGTGCGCAGCTTAGAGCCCTCATCTGAGATAACTGCCATCAGATCGTCACTGGCAGGGTTCTTGTAGACTCCTGTGTCCGCAAAAACTTCGTGGGGATCTGCCCCCTTCCTGAGAGCTCTCTGTGCTTTTAGGACTGTGTTCGCATCCTTCGCAATGATGGCAGGAACCAGAATCGCAAGAGACTTAGCAAGGCCAGCAGGATTGATGGATGATCCTACCATCTCCACTGCATCTGAGATCAGGCCTTCTCCCTGGATTCCGAACTTTTCGTTCAGCCAGGCAGATCCGCCCACGGGTTTCTCGGCGACTCCGGAAAGACCTTTGCCTGAGAGAACTCCCAGGACCAGGTTGGAGAGATCCACCGGCCCTCCTGCAATGGCGGTGGGGATCTTTTGGAGGCCGGAGAGAAGCTGCTGTATTGCATCCATGAGGAAGGATTATGCGAGGGGAGGGATTCTGGGGGGAGGAGGGATTCTGCTGGGGGATGGAAACCGGAAAAAATTTAGGAAAATATTGGGGTTTCTATAGGATCGCCAGCCTGCCCCAGCTCAAAAAAGCCCCAGCCCCCGGGGGTTGAATGAGAATGATTCGCACTTAGTTCCCTGCTGGCCGGGGAGGGCAGGGGGCAGGTTTCATAATGTGGGATGGACTCCCATGATGCGGAAAGGGGGGAGTGACAATTTTCGTCAGGGAGTGACAATTTTTGGCTGACATTCTGTGTCATTGCCTGGTGCTGGGTGTTATGGATCAAGGGGTTAGGTGCTGGCATGGGGCTTGCATGGTTAGGCTGTGTCCCCCTCCCTCCCCTGGCAGCACTAAAAGGAAAGCATCATGCAAGGCAAAGGTAGCGTTAGATTCTCTGACCTGTTTCGGAGCACTGCTCAGGAGCATGGCATCGAATTCTGTTTTCAATACTATGTGCAGCAGAAGCGCATGGCGTATTGGGAGTTCAGGTTCTGGGCAGCTAGTCTAGGGTTTGACGATGACGGTTATTACACTTGGTTGAGCCGCTGATTCTATCCGCCTAGGGACTAGGCTAGTTTCTGGTCCCTATGGGATGCAATCCGCATCTTTCCCCCTCCCCTCTCTCTTTTCCCCCTGGAGTATCTAGATTATGTCCACCTATGGCACCCTTCACGTTTTCATCATCATCATCCACAATAAGCGCAGTGTTCGGCGTAATCTGTTGACTGAATATGCAGTAACTGAGACACAAGCCCGGGAGATGTTCACTGCATTCCAGAAAGACAACTTTTTACTCGAACACTTGAATGCAAAGTGGCAACCTAACGTAGTGCCTCTCTGAGAGTAGGCCAGCAAGATAGCCTAGGCGACTGGGTTATCTAACGGGTTTATTCGCGAGTTACCCGGCTCGCATCCTTTTGGAGAATCCAGAATGTCCGTCGTCAGTAACATCCATACCCTTGTCCCTTTCGTGTCCGGGAAGTCACAACCCTTCGCAGGCCAGCGGCTTATCAAGGTCACTTGCAAGCAGACCGACAAAATGACGAAGGCCGGTATCACTGCCCTGCCCAGCATCTGCGCCTCTGTGCCTGTCTTGCTGCTAGAGGAAGTGAAGCAACACAGTGATGCGATGCTGCCGCATCTGCTGACCTTCCTGGAAGGCACGCAGGATGCCATCGTGCGCAGTCTGTATGAGGGCAGCAAGGGAGCGAGGAAGGACGTCCGGCAGGAGGAGATTGACCTCCCTGCGTGCCTGTCTTTTCTCGCGGCAAAAGAGGCCGGTTCCCGTCTGTCTGGAGATACCATCAAGGCATGGTTTGAGTCCGGGATGGCACAAGCTCTTTCCGAAGCTATCATTAGCGATGCGCTGAAGTATGGAGATAAGGAGGGATGGAGCGAAGAACAGACTGCCACGGTCGGAAAGCATGTCGGAGTGTATTGTGACGTGTTCCAGATGCTCGCAGGCAAGGGCCTCAGTCGGGCCAGTTTCGGCGACAAACAATGGCATCGACTGACCCAGATTCTCGGCATGATCTTGGAGGAGAACCCAGAAGATGCGTTCGCGCAGCGCCTGTCGGACAGGATGGCAGTCATCTCCAAGGCTGTTAAGGTCGAGGATCTTATCTGAAGGATTGCAGCGGATTGGCCCTAGGCGACTGGGGTCTTTCCAGTGCAATTTCGCACTATTGGATAGATTGGAGCGAATCATGGTCGAACGAGTGTGGACTTTTGGAGAGATTAGCCAAATGCCTGAAGGGCATTACTGGGTGAAGGATGGCCCAGAATATCCAGCTCGCCTTATGTATGTGAGAAAAGGCAAGACAGAAAGGAATGAGACTCTGTTCTATGCCTCCGAAGAGGATTCCTTTGGATTCTACGGGGAAGAGCATGACTGGATCGGAGGGGAATTCCGCGCACTAGGACCAGTACGGATTCCAGAGTTCTAACTCCTGTCCCTTCAGCTCCCTAGAATGCCCGGCTTAGTCCGGGCTTTTTGCTTTCCAAGGTCGCATGAGAGGTTATAGGCTAGCAGGCCGCACAGCCTAACTAGCCCATACAGCCCATTTAGCCTGTCAGCCCGTCAGCCCATAGACCCCCTCACCCCCTCCAACAAGCCCCCTCAGGGAGAATCTAGCATCGCATAGGGAAGTTTCTAGGGGATCAAAACTAGAACAAAAGATCATCGGATTTTAGTTCTTAAATTTTGACCCCCTAGAAAAGACCCGCCATGTATACATTAGATTCTCCCTCCTCCCTTAGTTCCCGGATCATCCTAGATTCTCAGGGAGGGGGTCTTGACAGGGCAGGGGAGGGGGTATAGGCTGACAGGCTAGTAGGCTGTACAGGCTGGCCAGCCCATAAACCCTCCCCCTCAAAAGTTCCATCATTTCTTAAACTTTCCATCACCCACTGGAGAATCTAACCATGCCATCCAAAAAGAAACCCCTCACCCAAAATCCCCTAGATTTTCTATCCTATAACCTATGCGAACAAATAAGACAAGAAATCATTACTAACCCCATGTATGGGATGGAACAAAGCACAAAAGAATTTCTGCTTCTCCTCAAAGATTTAGCGGAAGAATCCATGCAATCCTGCCCTACCGAGACTCTTAATTAAAGGAGAATCCATCATGCCCCTTCCTCGCGTTGACGAAATCTTTTCCAATCCCTCAAACCTGCACCCTCTCACAATCAAGGAATTGCATTCTCAAATGAATGTGAATCTCTCGGATTCTGAAGATGGTTGGTTTGAGGAGGACCCGATCTCAGAGGATCTTCCTTTCTCAGAAGAACTGGATTTCCCCTATGATGAAGAATGGGAAGAAGACTAATATCCTCCCTTCCCCCTCTTTCCTTTCCCTCCCCCACTTCCTTCAGGAGCATCCAATCATGCCCAATCATCTTACCCACACTCTCGATTCCATCCAGCCTCTCAGTGAGGACTGCATTCTTAACAAGGCTTTTGAGCTTCATCGTACCATGAACAGTTTAAACGATCTTTTCCTTTTCTCTTTTGCTTTCGGTGATAAGGATGGCCATGCCTTCAATCCTGCCACTGGATACAATCTTTTCCGGGAATGGCAGATCATCTTTGCCTGTTTCCTCGCAGAAATGAGTGAAGAGGATTTGAAAGAGTGCTTCCCGGAAATTTTCCATTCCGCTCAGTCTCAGTCTAAGGAACTCTAATCATGTATATGAATCATCTCTATCAGATGGCCACTAATCCAGAAGAATGGCCTATCTCAAAAATCTACGATAACTGGACAAGTTATGCCTCAACATCAAGCGAGGAATTCCATTTCCTTAATACCCCTGATGTAGGAATCCCTAATCTTTCGGGGATCATTAGCAGAAAGCAAATGACAGAAGACGAAATCCGTATGTACATGCTTTTTGCATGGCATTTCTGTAATGATAACGGAGAAGCCTAAAATGCAAAAACTCTATCGTCCCTATCTCTCCCTCCCCGAACTCAGTCTCCTAACTTCCCTGCTCTCAACAAACCTAGAGAAAGAGCATGCAACTCCTCTCTACGGAAAGCTCTTCAAACTCAAACTAGAAGCAGAGATTGGCCTCAGGGCTGAAGCCTACCAGAAGAAGCCTTCTCTTCTTCAGAAACTAGAGGATCAGGCCACCCCTAAAGAGACAATCCTGCCCTCTCAGAATCTCTGGGAAACCTTCAACTCCTCTCCATCCTCCCTTTCTCCTGCACAAATCAGGGCAGCTAAAACCTGGGGATGGCAAGAAGGTCTTATGTCTGTTGTGGAAGCCTCTCTCTTTGAAAAGGAAATGGGCCTTTAATCATGTCCAATATCAAAACTCTCACCTATCCTCAAGTTGCCATCCTCTGGTGGAATGAATCCAAGACAAGTCGCCCAACATACTTTGAGGGGCAGAGCTTCCATGATCTTCTTAATGGCCAACTTGTTCTAGTTGTCGGCCAATCGAAAGATTATCTGAAGGAGAAAGACTTTAAAATCCGAATGAGCAATTACAGCCCAGAACAAGGATTCTACGCCCACCCGGACAATCTTATCTTCCTTGGAGAACTCTGAGATGAACGGCATCAAACCCTCCCACTATCGCACTCCTCGCACTCTCCAGGAATGCACCTTCCAATCAGGATACAAAGGAGGTATCTCTTCAGATCAAGAGGAAGAGGAGCAGGCCAAATCCTGGATTCTGCTCCTCTCAGTCTTTCTGGTCCTCTCAGTCCTCCTCTCTTTCTCCCTCTCCTAAGCCTTCCCTTCCCTCTTTCGGAGATTCCCGATATGAAAGTCCTTTGCGCCTACAGTGGAGTGGAATTCCAGGTAGAGCATTTCCCGTTCTATCTATCCTCCTCCCAATCCGTCCACCCTGTCTTTGAGATTCCTCAGAAGAAACTCTTCTCGCTCCTCCGCAAATGGAGCGAACAGGAATTCTCTCCGACAGACTCCTATCTTTACACCCTGGCTCTGCTCAATTCTTCTGAGCTGGTTCATTGGTACACTTCCGCAAAAAGAACTCCCTTCACTGCTGCAATCATTGCACAGAACATTGAGCCTCTTTGCAAAGCCCTCCTAAAGCTCCACACAGTCGCCAATCCAGAGACTGTCTTCCCCTCCTTTGCAATTACCTCAGACACAGCAGGCTTGCAGAATCTGCCCCACTGGATTACAGATTGGGAGGAAGCCTACAAGGATTTCAAATCAGGTTACAGGAGTGCGCATGATTCCAGGAAACTCCTGGATAAAGAAGCTGCCCTTCAGCGTCTTATCAAGTCCCCTCATGCACCTGTCCAGAAGATAGCAGCTCAGATCGCATCCTGGGCAGCACAAGCTGGGTCTTTCCCCACATTCACAATCTCCTCTCCTTTCCTCAAAGGAGTGAAACTCTCCCTCTCAGAATACTGGCAGACCCTCATTATCCGGTGTGCCAAGAATGAGAATATCTATGCTCTCTCCCAGAAGGACATAGAAGAACTCCTATCTCATTGCGAGGAGCACATTCCCGTTGGCTCCATCTATAGCAATCATCTTTTCTCCATCCTTCGCAAAGGCCTGGAAAAGAACAAAGATTTCCTGGGTCTCTCCCATCTGGGCTCTTACACTCTCCTTGAATCTCAAGCAGAGCAGGATGTAGAAGCTGCCAACATGCTAGCTATCATCAATGCTGCTCCCTTGGAAGAACCCAAACGGGAGAACTACCCTTCATCCTTCAAGTATCTCCAAGCTAAACTGCGTTGGGATGCTGCAAAGAAAGCCGGGAGGAAACCAGAATGAGCCGCTTTGATCGTATTGATCCGATCACCCAGAAACCTAAGGGTGCATTCGATCAAGTCTTAACCTCCTGGTTCCTGGATGCTCCTGCCAGGAATGTCCTGTCCAAACACTTCCTGGCATCTTGTTCCTATCCTCTCCTCCTCGCTAAAATCCAGGCAGGAATCTGGGAACATGAACAGGATCTCTATCTTCCTGTCTTCTACAGGGGCATGATTCCTTCCCTCCAGTGCAAGGAAGTCTTCCTCTCCTTCCGAAAGATGAAGAATGATAAATGGAGATATGGCTATGTCCTAATCAAGGAGCGGGAAGAACAGGAGACTCTTAATCCTTCTCTCTCGACGGCTTGACAGGGATTCCCGGATGAGCTATAAAGGCCCCTTCTCCTTCTCTCACTGACAGGAAATCTTGCAATCATGACTACAGTCTCAATGTCTTTCGAGACAGCCCAAAAAATTCTTAAGGAATACATCCAAGAAGATGGTTCCCTGCACTCTTTAGGCTGTTATCTTTCAGTGTGTGAAAAAATGCTAGTCATAGATACACAGTATCTTACTCCAGTGGAACTTGTAGCCATTGGAGTCTATTGTATCCACAAAGGATGGCATTAATATGACATTCACAATCTCCAAAGAGCGCCTTGCTGCCATCGCGGCAAAATACAGGGCATCCAAATCTCCCTTGCAGGAAACTCCTGTCTCGGAAGCAGTTCAGGTAATCTCCCAGGAAACCCTCCAAGCCCAACGAGATTCCGAACTCCTGCAAACTACGGACAAGCACGGAAACCTAATCACCTACAATTCCAAACAACAGGAGTTCATCACCCTTGCATCTTCTGGCCGCTCCTGCGTCCTCATTGGTGCAGCAGGTACAGGCAAGACTACCTGCCAGAAAGGTGCAACTCAGGCCCTTATCCAATCCGGAAAGGCTGGAGTCTTTCAAGGTGCCCATAAGTATCTCCAGACTGGCTCTCCTGGAATCGTAATCTGTGCCTTCACTCGCAGGGCAGCAGCAAACATTGCAGCCAATCTCTCCCAGGAACTGAAGCAGAACTGCATGACAATCCATGCTCTCCTGGAATATGAGCCTGTTTACTATGATGTACAGGACCCGACGACAGGAGAATACAAAAAGACCATGAGGTTCGAGCCTCGCAGGAATGCCTCGAATCCTCTCCCTGCCTCAATCAAAACCATCATCTTCGAAGAAACTTCCATGCTTGGAACGGATCTTCATCAGGAGGTAATCAATGCGTGTCCGCATAACCCGCAACTCATCTACCTTGGAGATATCCAGCAGTTGCCTCCTGTCTTTGGTCCGGCAATCTTGGGCTTCAAGCTCCTGGAACTTCCTGTCATTGAACTCACAGAAGTGTATCGCCAGGCATTGGAATCTCCCATCATTTCCCTGGCTCATCGCTGTCTCTCAGGCAAGGGTATCCCAACAGCCGAATACCCGGAATGGAACAGGGATGGACTAACTATCCGTCCTTTCAAGAAACGTGTCGAGCCAGAGATGGCAACCGTAGGCATTGGCAATCTCCTCTGCCAGATGTCAAATGACAATCTCTACGATCCATCTTCTGACATGATCCTCATCCCCTTCAACAAGGCCTTTGGAACAGATGAGCTGAATAAGATCCTTGCGAATCACATCGCTCGCAGGAATGGAGCAGTGACCCACCAGATCATTGCAGGATTCCAGAAAGTCTATCTCTCAGTTGGAGATAAAATACTGGTGGATAAGGAGGATGCAATCATCACCAGGATTGAAACCAATCCTGCTTACTCAGGCGCATTCTTCCTGCCTGCCTCTTCTACCCTAGATTATTGGGGCTATGATCCGAAGGCATCCTCACACAAGTCTGATGATGATGACATGGATTTACTCCTCTCTCAGGTAGCAAAACAAGAAGGCCAATCTGAGGACCGAGTCAATCAGGCCTCCCACATCATCACATTCAGAAAGGCAGGCTCAGACTGTGAGCAGAAAGTTCAGAGTGCAGGAGATATCAACTCCATCCTCCTAGGCTATGTCCTCACAGTTCACAAAGCTCAGGGCAGCGAGTGGAATAAAGTTATCTTCATCATGCACGCATCCCATGCAACCATGAATTCCAGGGAACTCCTCTACACTGCCATCACCCGAGCTAAGAAAGAACTCCTTATCCTATGTGAACCCGACACGATGATGAAAGGAATCGAGAATCCCCGCATCAAAGGAAACACACTGGCTGAGAAGGCCATCTACTTCCAGGGAAAGAAAGAGCGCATGAGCGCAGAAAGGATCTCTTAACCATGTCAGTCAGCGAAACTCCTACCTCTCTTTACTGCCTCCACTGTGGCACATCCAAGAGGATCTTCCTATCCACTCAACAAGAGGAGATAGAGTCTTTCAAAAGCTATCATTCTCTGTGTTGCGCTCAGCCCCCGAACCAGCCGCCTGATCCTTTCCAGCGAAAAGACTGGAAGTTACGTGGCTCTCAACCCAACGAAGACAGGCCTAAATAAGAGCTTCGACCCCCCTTGACAAGGCTCCGGCCTTGTGGCACCATCGAGCTTCACTGGTTGAGGTTCCGCACCAGTAATTACCAAGCGGAACCAAACTCCCTTTCAAGGAAACTACCATGTCCAACGCTGTTATCGCAAACACCAATCCCCTGATCGAACTCCGCGACTTCAAGTTCAATTTCAAGAAAGACAAGATGGGCAACAAGCGCCCGTCCGTCGAATTGAGCGTGCAAGTTCCCGCTGCTGAAGGTCTGGCAAACATCCTGACTGAAGGCGGCAAGCCGCTGGAATGCCTGATCGAAATCGCTGCTGATTTCGTTCGTACTCAAGTGGCCGGCTGGGTCTCGGATAACGAGAATGCCAGCCAAGCAACCTTCGACAACAGCAAGTTTGATTTCGTCTATCTTGCCAACCTGCCGAAGGAAGATCGCCGCAGTGCTGCCATTCCTGCCGAAGTCTGGGAAGAATTCGTCAAGGATTATCTGGCTGTCATGCCTGGCCGCACTGGCAAGAGTGTGGAAGCTGTGGGCACTGCCGCAGATATCTTTGCCAAGAAGCTGCTGCAAGTGAAGACCAACAAGCCTGTGCTGGAAAAGCTGAAGCAACAGCTCAGCATCTACAGCGAAGGCGAGTCGGCCGAGCAGTTCGAGGAAGTTCTGGCTTTCCTAATCAAGCGCATCGACGTTTATCTGGCAGCCGGCGAAGTGGTTTACACTGCTGAGATGATCTAAGTCAGCAAAGTTTGGGATTGCTGGTAACTAGAACCTCCCAGTAATCTCACCTCCTGAGCATGAGGCTAAACTGCTCTTTCTTGTTTATAGGTCTGCCAGAATCCTTAGGTAAAGACGTTCTGGTTTTGGATGCCGTGCCAGACTGGCAGACCTATGCGCAAGTACCAACCAATCTGGATGAGGCTGAAGAAAGTAGGAAGCGCATCTATTGCCGCTCATCCTCTCCTTCATGCGCGCATAATCAAAGCAGTCGTCAAGGAAAAATGGCTTGACGAAGGCTTCAAGCTTGAGAGTCTGCCATATCATCATGTGCTCTCTCATCACAAGGAAGGTGCAAAGATCACCTTCACTCTCACCAAGTTCCTGACCTCAAGCATAGGAGTCGCAGATGTCTAGACCCGGAGACAAGTTCATCAATCTTTCTGGCAAGATCCTAGGAGAAACCGCCAAAGCTATTCGATTCAGTGTGGAAGGAGTAGCAGGCAAGCGACTGGGGCAGAGCCAATACCGCACCGTCTGGTTTCCTCTCTCCCAAGTCAACAGCATCGTGCATCAGCCTCCTCATTCCACAGAGGATGATACTCTGAAAGTATCTGAGTGGATCTGGAAGCAAAAGATTGAGGACTCCTGGAGTGGGCAAGACCCTCGCAACTTTGGATCCTCCCCCGCTGATGAGGAACTGGGTCTGGATGAGGACGAATACGATCAGTATGTGGATGAGGAAGAAGGCCCTCCCTTCTAAGGAGTTCTCGTGAACAAACTACCCTTTGAGCTGGCAGAAAAACTGGCATCCCTGGAGAATCTCATCAAAGAGAAGCATCCTCGGATGCCAACTTTGCTTCAGGAAATTCATTCTGCTCTCCGCCAGCAGCCTGAGAATGTAATCCTCCTCTCTGAAGAGGAAATCTCTTCCATCGTGGAGGGCCTGAAAATCCAGACAGGAGTGGCCTTTGCTCAGGCAGCAGTCGCAGGCAAAGGATCTTCCAAGAAGAAATCCATCACAGTCGATATGATTTAAGGAGCAATCATGCAACTCGCACCTCTCTCTGATCTTCGTGAAGCCCGTCAAGACCGCCAGAACTATCTCTATCCTACAATCTCCCGAGGCATTCAGATCCCTCTGGCTCTCGTAGATGCAGCAGTCAAATCTCCGGCAAACCCCCTTGCATTTGGGATCGTTGCGGCAGTCAAGCGCATGAGGTAATGTAGTGAGTCAGGATATATCAGTCCTAGCCTATGCTCGCTTCTTGTTCCGTCCTGACTTTCCTCTCCTACATTCCTGGCTCCAGCTAAGGCCTTCTTATTACAGGAAGCAAACCCTTCTGAGCAAGGAACTCATCCTGGAATTTATCTCATGGACGCCCTCAGCACTCTCCTCGATTCACCTGAATTATCTGTTTCGCTACCTGGAAAACTGGCTGGGGAGCCTGAGCAGGGAGCAGCAGCAGGAACTTCTACAGTATCTTGGTGCGAACCCGGATACGAAGGCTCGATTGATTACCGCATTCGACAGCTTTCTTACTCAAGCCTTCTCACCCTGCATTCCTGCCCCAGGAAGTTCCAGCTCTATCGACTCCGCACCCAGCACAAAACTGCTGAGTCCCTCAAAACCACAATCACCTTTGCCTTCGGCCATGTCGTCGGAGACGGAATCCAGAAAGTCTTCCAAGGGCTCTCTGAAGATGAGATTATTTGGGACATGTTCTTAGGCTGGCACACGGAGTTGTGGAATGCAGATGAGAAAGCGTGCAAAAGTTTTCCAGAAGCTGTTCTGGCAATCAGGAAACTCCTCTCCCTCAGAGAACAGGGCTTCCTCTCCGACTATGAGGTTGTGGAGTATGAAGGAAAGCCAGCTTGCGAACTCTCCTTCCGCATCGGTTTCCCTGGCTCCTTCTCCTATCGTGGCCACGTCGATGCAGTCCTCCGGGAAAAGTCTACGGGAAAGATTGTTGTCCTGGAAGTCAAGACTACGGGCATCAGTGGTGTAGTCAATCCTGCAACTTACAAGAACTCTGCCCAAGCTATCGGCTACAGCATTGTCCTTGACAGGATCTTCCCGGAACTCTCCAGCTACGAAGTCCTCTACCTTGTCTATCACACCAAGACCAGGGACTACGAGCCTCTTCCTTTCACAAAGAACTATCTCCAGCGTGCTCTCTGGATTCGGGAACTCCTCCTGGATATCAACGTCATTGAGATGTACGAGGAAGCAGGAGTCTACCCAATGCGAGGAGAATCCTGTGTGTCTTTCGGCAGGGATTGCGAGTATCTCAATACTTGTGCTCTCAGCACTCAGTACCTGACCAAGCCCTGCACTCCGGCAGACGAAGACAAGGTAGAGTATTCCATTGAGCTTACCTTGCAGGATCTTTTGGAATCCCAGATGGATAAAGTCTTGCCCACCCAGTCCACAGAACATGATGAGGAACTGCTATGAAACTCTCTCAACGCACAGCATCTAAGTCCCGCCGCATCCTTCTCTTTGGACCGCCGAAATCTGGCAAGACCTGGCTCGCAGGCCAGCTAGCTAAGGAATTCAATCTCATCTGGTTCGATCTGGAGAATGGAGTGGATACTCTGCTCAAGCTTCCAGATGAGCAGAAGGAGCGAGTAGAAGTAATCTCCCTCCCGGATACTCGATCCTTCCCCATCGCAATCGAAACGATGCTCAAGGTAATCAAGGGCGGCCCAGCAGAAATCTGCGAGGAGCACGGGAAAGTGGGCTGCGCAATCTGCAAGAAAGCTTCTGCTCCTACCAACAAGATCGAACTCTCCTCTCTCGGCCTGGACACCATCGTCGTAGTAGACAGCCTGACCCAGCTAACCAACTCAGCCCTGGCCCACATCACTCGGAACCAGAATGATGATTACAAGCTGGAGTACGATGATTGGGGTAACCTGGGCAAACTAATGGATATCTTCCTATCCCATGTCCAGAATGCTCCCTTCCACATTGTCTGCATCACCCATGAGAATGAAGTGGAGATGGTGGATGGCAAGGAAAAGATTGTCCCGACGGCAGGCACCAGGAACTTCTCCCGCAACGTGGCGAAATACTTCGATGAGGTTTACTACCTGCAAGTCAAGAATGGCAAGCATGTAGTGGGTTCATCTACCACTTACGCCAACAACATCTTGACTGGCTCTCGTGGCGGACATGTTTTGGAGAAGGGGGGAGAACCATCCCTCATTCCAGTATTCAAGGGAGAAGTTAAGCTGGCTGCTCCCCTCTTTCAGGATACCCCCGCAACTAAAGCGCTTACTGCGCTAGAAAGGATGAGGCTTCAGAAGAAATGAGTATTCAAGATACCCTTAACCAGCGAGCCAAAACTCATGGCTGCTTCAAGGAGAATGGCCGCATAATGCAGGCTCTCAAGAATGAGATGATGGACTCACAGAACTGGCCTTACCTTCCTGATGAACAGAAGGAAGCCCTGCAAATGATCCAGCATAAAATCGGCAGGATTCTCAGCGGGAACAACAGCGAACCCGATCATTGGAAAGATATCGCAGGCTACGCAACCCTCATCGAGAATCTCCTGGAGACCGGAAAGTCCCACACATCATGAAACAAGTTCAAGACGTAAAACCTGACCGAGCCAAGGTATACGAACAGGCTATGCCTGAGCTGTCCTTTGAGTTCAACGGAAATGCACTGTCTCGGGTAGGAATCAAAACCCCTATCGGTCCCATTCAAATTGCAGTCAACTCTTACTCCTGCGCATTGCAGGAACCTGCAACCAGGAAAGTAAAACGAGTAACTATCGTCGATAGTCGCGGGCAGTTCCCTGATTGCGTAAAGGACTTTGAGCAAGACTATGCACGAGATTACTTTGTAGCGAACTTTGATTCTTGCGACGGTCGTTTCTCCCTCGCTGCCTCAGACTTTGAAGAACCCTGCCTCTGACTCCCACACTAGCTGGTATGCCTAGTCCTTCTTCTTGCATACCAATCCCTTCCATTCATTCCTAAAGGAAACTCAAATGTCTCAGCAACAAATCGACATTCTCGACAGTCTTCTCGATACTTCCCTGGAAGATTTGGCAGATGCCCCCGTCTGGCAAGAATATCCCCCCGGAGTCCATCGCTGCACCGTGGAAGAAGTTGAACAGTTCCAAGTCGAAAAGTCTGACGAACCCAAGGCCGGCATCAAGATCAAGTTCAAGGGCATCGAGACTGTGGAAGCACAGGATCCTGCTAAGGTCATTGAGCCGAACCAGGTTACCACTGTTTCTTTCTTCCTCATCCATCCGAATGAGAACGTCATGAAGTCCGGCCAAGGCGGTTTCAAGGAAATCATGGCAGCCACGGCGGAGCAGTTCGGCACTGGCAGCAATCGTGAACTGATGGAAAAGCTCAAGGGTTCGGAAGTTCTGATCACGACGGATCTCCGCAAGGACAAGAAGACTGATCGGGAGTACCTGCAACTCAAGGGCCTGGCTTTTGTCTAAGGCTTTTCGCTAAGAGTTCTTAGCTCTGCCTCCCTTCGGGGAGGTTTTACTAAGAACTCTCACCATAGCTCAACCGGATAGAGCAGCTGCCTTCTAAGCAGTAGGTTGGGGGTTCGAGTCCCTCTGGTGAGGCCAGTCTTTCTTACGGCTAGTCAGCAAGGAGTTTTGTTGTGACCCACAAAGAAGCCGACGCCCGTAGATGCCTCATTGATCTACGCAGGCACTTCAGTTTCAAGTTCTTGATTGGCATACTCATGAAGATGAGAGCCGAAGAAAAAGACGGAGAGAGGTTCGTATGAGCACCAACACCAAGCTGGCCGAGGCCGCACGTCTACTGGACGACACCATCAAAGACCTTCCAGATGGTTGCGAGGGGTGGCTTGAACCACTGGACGAGCGCATAGCCGAGTTGCGAGCAGCCCTCGCCGCCCACGATGCCGAGCAAGCCGCCAAGTCTGTGCCGGCTGACCTGCGCAGTGCAGCGGAGCGAACCCGTCAGGACTTGGGGCCGACCGGCAGCAATTACCCGGACGTTCGCGTGCTGCTGGCCTTCGTTGAACAGGCACTTGCAGCACCCACCCCACAGCCAGCCCAGGCCGAGCGGGTGGGGCTGACGGATGAGCAACTGTCCGCACTGCTCAAAGAGGCACGCAAGATCATCCGCGCAAGTAGCTCCCGCAGTCTTGCGAAGGATTGGGACCGGCGAGCGACGCAGGCGCTGGCAGGGGCCACCACAGGGGAGCAGCGATGAAGGGCCACTTCTATTTCGGCAACATCGAAACCGAGTACCGCACCGTTGACGGCGGCATTGTTGAGCACCCGCTTGAAGACGAGTCAACCGGCTACGCATGGAAGTTACCGGGCGGAACCTGGGGCGGATGGTACGCCACCAAGGAAGAAGCCATCGACGCCGCGTGGCCTGGGGCCTTTATCGTGGAGCGCAAGATCATCCAGCGTTTGCACGGGACCAAGGCGGCCACCACAGGGAAGGGGCCGGGCAATGTCTGATGGACCATGGGGCCGGGCCGATCTCATGGTGACCGCTGCCGTGCGCTACTGCCTCGGCAGGTCAAGCTACATCGTAGGAGACTGCGTGGATTGGCTGATTGCAAACTGGCAGGCGTTCTCGCCGAACTGCCGCGCCATTGTTGTGCGCGATCTGCAAGAGGCCATGCGCCGCGATGACGAGGCCCGCGAGCGCGGAGACGAGCACAAGCCACTTGGCATGGACATGGACCGACGCGAGTGGGAAAGGGCAGCGGCAGAGATTGGCCGTGGGATGGGGGGCTCCAACGCAAAAGTGAGCTGACTGCGCGGCTTTTCGCGCAGGTCAGCTCGACTGCCGGGTTATGCGTACCCGGCGACAACGAAGAGAGGAAAGAGCAATGGAAGACTGGAAAACGATGCTTGGCTATGCGCTGAAAGAAAACGGCGAGTCTTGGGAAGACGTGGAGGCCAACACCATGACCGAAGAGGAAATGGAGAAGAAGTTCGATGCCGGATATGGCGGCACCGAAGGATGCCCTTTCACGGTTTGGACGAAAAACACGGTGTATTTCCCGATCTGCTACGACGGCGCTGAATGGGTGGGCAGCGTTTCGCGCCACCCGGACGGAAAGCCGACCGATCACCAAGGCGGCTGATGCAGACGCATAACGCCAGCTTAAGCGGCGGCCGTGGGCCGTCCGCTTGAAGCGACAGTTAGGCGTCAGTGGTGGAGAAACAA